AAATAAATGCCTCAAGTAAATCGTATTTCTCGCGGTGAAGTTTCAGTTGGTGCTATTCAAGGTTCAACTGGCGACATGGTGTATGGACTAGATTTTGGTACAGCATCAGTAGACCCTGCTTCAATCGCAGCAACAACTCGTAGTTCAGTTACTTTCACCCTCACAGGTGCCAAGACAACTGACATCATTATCGTAAACCCACCATCAGACCTAAATGATGATTTGATTTTCTGTGGAGCGGCTGTCTCAGCAGCAGACACAGTTTCAATTTATCTTTACAATCCAACAGCATCAGCGATCAATGACACAGCCCGTACATTCTCTTATGTATGGATTGACATGACTGCGTAATATGAAAGCAGAAATTCTTAAAACTATGGTCGTGGATGGTCGCCTGTTAAAATCTGGAGACATCATTGATGTCAAGGGATGGAAACACGCAAAGGCTCTAAACCGCAGCCGCTACATCAAGATTCTTGATGAAGTAGTAAAACCAAAGGTAGAGGCAAAAGCCGAGCCAGAGGTTGAAGTAGTTGAAAAACCAACGGCGAAGAAAACAGTCGCCTCCAAGTAATCCAAAGGGGGGTGATTCAGTAAAATGAGTCACCCTCTTTTTTTCTAAGGGAGCATCATGGCAATTTCTCATCAACGAGTAACAGTTACTAGCAGTACACCGACACAAATTTCTTCTAACTATGCTGGAAAAGATGGTCAGACCATTGCAGTCCAGAACCCAGAAGGAGGGTCTACGGTCTATCTAGGTGGCGAAGGTGTCACTACATCCGTCTATGGCTTTGAACTTGTAGCAGGGGCAACTTTTTCTATCGAAATGCAAGATGGAGAAAAACTTTTTGCAATCGGTAGCGCAACACAAACTGTGAATGTAATACGCCAAGGCGCATAAACCATGGCATTACCAGCATCTCTTTCCACCGCAATCATCACAGGCACCTATGTTGATTTACTCGGCAATCCTGTGCGCGGTTCTTTGACCTTTCAACCTCAAACAATACTCAAAGAAGTAACCCAAAATGTAATTATTATGCCAGTTCATATTGTTAAAACTTTAGATGCAACTGGCTCGTTTTCTATTACTTTGCCAGTTACTAGCGATACTGATGTTGCGCCGCAACCATTTATTTACACTATCTCAGAAAACTTTACGGGAGGGCGTGAATTTCAAATTGCCCTTCCTCTTTCAATCGCTAACACCACGCAAAACCTCGCAGATTTACTCCCAGCAGTTGATTCAGCAACAGCGGCATCTTATGTCACAACTGATCAGTACCAGGCTCTATTGACTCGCTACACCACCGCAGAAGGCATCCGTGTGATTGTTGTAGATGCGGAAGATTACGAAGCCAACGCGCAGGTTTACGCAGCAGCGGCAACAGCCGCAGCGAATGAGTTAGAATCATTCACAGTCAAATCTCTTTTATTTATGGGGGTCTAAGATGGCTGAACCGTATGTACCAATAGCCGATCTAACAACCTATAATGTTCTTTTAACTGATTTAGAAGTTGCAACAGCCGCCGCTTCAACAAGTGCAAACTCCCTGAATACCGCTCAAACTTCGGCTTTGGCATCAAAGAACACCGCTGAGTCCGCTCTTACCCAAAAGTTCGAAATTCTATTTTTGGTTGGTGCCTGATGGCTCTCGGACCAAATTTAACCACCGTCACAATAACGGGTAATTATGTAGATTTTGAAGGCACTCCGATCGAGGGTCAGATTCGCTTTAGTATTGGCGAGGTCTTGCGTAACGGTACAGATGACCAGATGGTTGCACCATCAAGCGTTGTCGTCCCTTTGAGTTCGGGTGCTTTCTCTGTGACCTTACCAGCGACCAATGACCCAGATGTTGTTCCCAACCCTTTTGTTTATTCAGTCGAGGAATCATTTCCCAACGGGCGTACTTACAACATTACTATTCCATACACCACCGCTGGAAGTTTAGACTTGGCTGATATAAGCCCGAGTCCAACACTTGATGAGAACTATGTCCAGTTGATTGATCAAAATACCTGGGATGTCCTTGAGGCAAACATTGACACTCTCGATACCAGAATAAATCAGACTACAGACAAAATACTTGCTTCAAGCAAGTATTGGTATATCCCGTCTCAGTTCGCAACCTACACAGCCCTAGATACTGCCTTTGCAACCTATACCGCTCTCACGGCGGCTTCTTATGAATTAGATGGAGCAGACATAGCAACATTTACTTCCTCGGCTCAGGCTTATGCCTCAACAGCATCGTCCAGCGCTACTTTAGCCACAAATAACGCATCCGCTACAATAAACCCATTGCTTCTCATCGGAGGATAACGCATGGCAACAACATATAAGGTGCTTGGGCAGTCCAAGCCATCAGCAACGACAGCGACAACGCTGTATACCTGTCCATCGGCGACCCAAACGGTTATTTCAAGTTTAGTCGTCTCGAATCAGGCTGCAACAAGCGGCACCTACCGTATCGCTATTCGCCCCAACGGAGCAACCCTCTCTGGAGAACATTACATTGCTTACGATGTGTCCTTAGCGGCAAATTCTTTTGTTTCTCTTACACTCGGTCTGACTATAGATGCCTCTGATGTTGTAACCATTTACTCATCAAGTGCAGATATGTCTTTTAGCGCATTTGGAAGCGAGATAGCATAATGGCGATATTAGTAAACGGTGGCGCTGGAGTCGGATTAGATTCAGCAGCAACTCTTAGTAACAAAACATTAGAAGCACCCGTGATCAATAATGCGACTTTTACGGGTCAGCAATCAGGACTACAGGTTGCTTTTAACGATGCTATTGTTTTCGAAGGCACAACAGCAAATTCTTTTGAGACAACTCTCAGCGCTGGAGACCCAACGGCTGACCGCGTGGTCACTTTGCCAGATGCAACAACAACTTTAGTCGGCACCGACACAACAAATACTCTTACTAACAAGACTTTGACAAGCCCAGTAGTTTCAGGGCTTACTCTTTCAGACGGTTCAATTATTCTTGAAGGCGCTACTGCTAACGATTTTGAAACTACCCTTACGGTTACAGACCCAACAGCAGATCGCACAATCACATTCCCCGATTCAACAGGTACAGTTGCTCTAACAGGTGACATAACGGTTTCAGCATCATCTACAAACACATTTACAAATAAGTCAATTAGCCTTGCAACAAATACAGTAACAGCCACACTTGCTGAGTTGAATACTGCTATCTCTGATGCTGATGTCGCTTCATTGGCTGGCTCAGAAACTCTTACAAATAAGACTTTGACTTCTCCTACTATCAATACAGCAACTTTCAAAGATGGAGTTGTAAGAGGTCTTGAAGAAGATGTAAATGTTGTCGCGGCAGCCGCAACTGGAACAATTAACCTTGAGGTAGATACTGCCTCGATTTGGTATTACACAACTAACGCATCAGCAAACCATACCCTCAACATCCGCTACAGCAGCAGCGTTTCTCTAAACACAGCACTTGCAGTTGGCGATGCAATTACTGTTGTATGGATGAATACAAACGGTACTACGGCATATTATCCAAATGTTATTCAAATTGATGGAACGACCGTAACACCAAAGGTTCCTTCTGCGATTACTGGCGGCAATGCAAGTGCGATCGATGTTTACTCGTTTACTATTATCAAGACAGCATCGGCTACATTTACCGTTCTTGAATCACAAACTAAATTCGCATAAGGAGTAAATAATGAGTCCTGTTATCAGTTCATTAGCGGGTGGCGGTGCCAGAGGTTTTGGTTTTGGTACTGGCGCACCCAAATCCGTTGTAACTGGTGGAACTTCTGCGAGCGATGCTTCTTATTTCTATAGAACATTTACTGCTAATGGTAATTTAGTTGTAAGTGCTGCTCCACTATCCATTGAATATATGGTTGTTTCTGGTGGTGGCAGCGGCGGTGGCGGTGCATATTCAACTGGCGGCGGTGGTGCTGGTGGTCTATTAAGTGGTTCTACATCACTCGCCCCAGCAACATATTCGATTGTCGTTGGAGGCGGTGGAAGCAACTCTAGTTTTAATTCAATCGCGCCAACCCGCGGTGGTAATGGTGGTGGATTTGCTTCTTCTGGTGGAAGTGGCGGTTCAGGCGGCGGCGGCGGTAGTTCGGGTGGCGGCGGCGGTGCTGGTACATCAGGACAAGGACAAAGTGGTGGTTCTACAGACGGTAATAACGGCTCTTGCGCTTCTGGTGGCGGCGGAAAAGTGGGTGGCGGCGGAAGTGTAGGCTCCAATGTTGCTCGCGGAGGCGGCGGTGGTGCTGGTACAAATGCTTTTAGTGATTGGGCAAGTGCAACATCAACTGGTGTTGCTGGTTATTACGCAGGTGGCGGCGGTGGCGGAGACAACAGTAATCCAGCGCAGAGACCCGCTGGAGGCGCAGGAGGTGGCGGTTCTGGAGCGGGTAGATATTTAGGTGGTGGCGCTGCTGGAACTGCCAACACAGGCGGCGGCGGTGGTGGTGGTGCTGCTCAAGGCGGTGGTGCTGGTGGCGGTGGTTCAGGAATTGTCATTGTCCGTTATTTGAAAACAGGAGCGACTGCATAATGGCTCATTGGGCAGAATTAGATCAAAATAATCAAGTCTTACAGGTCACCGTTGGTGATAATAACGACCCTAATGGGGACGAGGGCTATCAATGGCTACTTGATAACTTAGGAGGAAGATGGGTAAAAACTTCCTATAACACAGCAGGAGGCGTTCATCGTAACGGTGGCACCCCTTTCAGAAAAAATTATGCCGAAATAGGCGGGACTTATGACGAATCCCGCGATGCCTTCATTCCTCCTAAACCGTATAATTCTTGGGTTTTGAACGAAGAAACCTGTCTTTGGGAGCCTCCAATAGCGTTTCCAGGCATAGAGAATGGCATTTTTGTATGGTCAGAGGCTACAATATCTTGGGAATTACTGAACTAATCTAAAAAAATAATGTACTGTTCCCGCATGGAGAAAACAGTACATTTCTTAGGTGGTTTACCGAGATCGGGTAATACTTTACTTTCTGCTCTATTAAATCAAAACCCAAGAATTTACAGCACTCCATTAAGCCCACTACCTACCTTGATGTGGGATTATGTCAATTCTTGCAACCCTATGGAACAAATAAATCGTAATAAGGAAAATGAAAAGAGAGCGTTAAAAGTCCTTTCTTCCTTTCATGAAAATTTTTACAAAGATGTAGATGAACCTATAATCATAAATAGAGAAAAAGACTGGGGTACCCCATCTAACCTTGATCTGATAAAAAGGTTTATTACACCCACACCAAAGATAATAGTTACGGTTCGTGATATTTTAGAAATTATTGCATCTTTTGTCTCCATGGATGCCGATTATTTGAAAAACAATACAATTAACTCAAACGCTTTCATTAACAACTACCGCTCGCCACAAGACGGTATCGTTGAATATCTCATGCGACCAAATGGAGAGATAGATAAATCGTTATTGGCTATATCCTCTGCTTTTTACCCAGAGAACAAAGGCATCTTTCATATTGTCGAATATAACGATCTGGTCTTAAAACCAGAAGAAACCATGTCTGGTATCTATAAGTTTCTTGGGCTAAATGACTATAAGCATGACTTCAATAAGATAAAAAAGGTAGAGTCAGATAATGATATGGCTGTTGGGCTACCCAAGAATCTCCACGACATCAGAAAATCTATATCGAGATCATCAACATCTACAGATATTTTATCCGATTACATAAAACATAAATACTCAAATATGGAATTCTGGAGAGAAAATTCCCTTATGAAAGTGCGAGGCAAGGATTTTTAATGAAAACTATAACCTTTAGCCCATCAAGCGAAGAAACCAAATTACTTATTGAACCGCCAAGTGCTTCTAAAAAATTTGTTCCTGAATGGTACAAAAAAAGTCCTGCATTTAACCCAGATAACTATAGTCAAAAGGTCTTAAAACAATGTATGCCTTTTTTTGATGCAACAATAAGCGGATACATCCAAAGAACTTGGAAAGAAATTTATATCAAACCGCAAGGCGATCAAGTTTTTTTTGATAGCGCAGAAGGACCCGACATTCTCACTTATCGGGAAAACCCTAGTCTGCCAGTAGACGATGGGTATTACCCAATCGAATTTATCTGGCGAAGGCAATGGTCTGCAAAATTACCCGCAGGGTATAGCATGTTAGTAACACAGCCACACAACCGACTTGATCTGCCATTTACAACCTTATCTGGAATCATTGATGGCGACTTATTTCATCACACCCCAGTAGGGAGTATTCCCTTTTATATTCGCAAAGGCTTTACGGGAGTTATTCCTGTCGGAACGCCTATGTATCAAATTATGCCTTTCAAAAGGGAAAACTGGCAAAGCGAAGTGACCCTGTATGATGAGTCGGATGTAACACACAAGAACAATGTTATGCGCCGTCACTTTAATGGTGCCTACCGCAATATGTTTTGGCAGAAGAAAACCTTTAATTAAACACCAAAATTGAGTCAGGTATAATAAAACTAAAAATTGGGGTCATAATATGCCAGGTACTACATCTAAGGGTTTACGATACCCAACCGCGGGTGATAATCCTGCCGTTCATACCGACATCCTCAATCTTGCAACCGATGTAGATACTGAGTTGAACGACTATCTGACTACGGCATCTGCCGCATCTACTTATGCAACTTTGACTAATTCCGCTACCGATGATTCCGTTCGTACTATTACATTTATGCTCGGCGGAATGTAATGACTTTCACCTACTCTGGAGACCCAACTACAAGCACCCGTAACAAGGTGCGTTTTCTTCTCAATGACACCACATCAACTGATGTCTTATTTAGCGATGAGGAGTTGGATTATCTTATTACTGAGTGGGGAACAAATGTTTATGAAATCTGTCGCGCCTCTTGCGAAGTTCTAGTTTCACGCTTTACCCGTTTAGCCGATAGCACCTCAAAGAGTGTTGGCGATATTTCCGTATCCGAGTCTTACTCAGCAAAGAGCAAGCAGTATCAAGACCTTGCTAATTCTTTCTTAGCAAGAAAATTGCGTAAGGCTCCTCCTACGATGTGGGCAAATACTGATGCTTTGAAGTCCACAGATGATAAGACAACTACCGATTACAATACAGATTTCGTAGTTGGTCAGATGGATAATCCAAACTCTTTCTACGAAACACGCATCGTAGAGTAGGGAGATAGCCATGGCAGATGCTATCTACTCAAAAGTTGCAGAATTTATGACCGATACCGTGGTATTCACGGCTCAAAGCGCAGTTGATAAATATAACAAGGCTACTTTCGGTGGAGCAGTTGTTACTGCTACTGGTCGTCTGATCTACGACACAGTTCGCTCACGCGATATTCAGGGAGTTGAAGTTGTTGATATTGGTCGCTTTATCACCAATGGTCCACGGACAACCATCACAGTTGGACACAGAATGGTTGTCGGCTCAGATACCTTTACGATCAACGCAGTAGACAATATCGCGGATGAAAATGGAGCGCATCACACCGTAATACGCTTTGGTAGATAACCATGGCGCAGACCTTTACCTTTGAAATAGAAGGCGCTCAAGAGTTGCGTAAAATGCTTGAGGTATCAGGCAAAGATGCAGGTCTAATTGTTGGTCAAGTAATCCTCGAAGAAGCCAACATGATTTTTGCTAAGGCGATGATCTTAACCCCTATTGATACGGGCGCTTTGCGTGGTTCTGGAGGCGTATCTGCCCCTATGAATACCCCTCAAGGCATCGGAGTTGATATTTTCTTCGGTGGTCCAGCAGCCCCATACGCACTTTATGTCCATGAGATATTGGGCAATTATCACAATTCTCCAACTCAGGCGAAGTTCCTTGAACAGCCATTTATGGAGAGATTGCCAGAAATCCAGAAAAACATGGCGCGTAGAATAATAGACCTTATGAGAAAGAACGGAGCAGTCTGATGCCAACAATTCTTGAATCTATAGGTGACTACCTACAGAATACTTCAAGCGCTTTCGGCGCTCATACTTCTCAAGGCACCCTTGGAACTTCCATATTTTTAGCCACATTGCCAGAGTCTCCAGATGTCTGCACAGCCGTCTATGAGAACGCTGGTTCACCTCCAGCCTTCACTATGGGTACAGGTGGAATTGTTATTGACTACCCAATGATTCAGATTATCTGTCGCGCTGGCAAAGATGATTACCCAACAGCGCGAGACAAAATCGATGCGATTCGAAACTTGCTTGCATCCATAACTGATGTCACAATTTCTGGTGTCACGGTTTTGCGTATGGAGCCAATGGGTAGTGTTAATCCATTGGGGATAGACCCAAAGCAGCGACCACTACTATCGGTAAATTTCCGATGTCTAGTGAGGAAATAACCACGGAGCCATTGGCTCCCCAAGAGAGAGTGGTAGACCCTTATGGCAGAAATGCAACGACAGACGAGTTCCAAAGGTGCTGGAAATGCGACAGACTCCTCTTTGAGTCGGCAACGCGCCCGTGGAGTATCCGATGCCCAAGATGTAAGTCAAAGAATAAGTCTGGATGAGTTCACCTCTAAGTTAGACTCCCTCTACGGCTTGAAAACCTTGCCTGGGGGAGAGTGCGCTATGGGTAAATTACTTCGTGAGTTGCCCGAGGCTTTCTCAAAAAAACTTGCTGAGGCTCTTTTGAATACATCTGTAGAAGGAACGGCAATTACTAAAGTTCTTGCAGATTACGGATTCGAGATGAGTTCAAATGTTGTTCGCCGCCATCGCCGCAGGATGCAAGGCTTAGATGGATGTAAGTGTCATAAATGAATTTAGACGATGCTATTGAAAACTTATTAAAGACTTCAGAGAACAATACGACTCAACCTATGGAGTCGCGCAAAAGAAGCGCCGAATGGACTCCTGGAGTTTCGTGGGATGGCAATGAAGGTGTAGTTACTACTGAAGCAATGGAAGGTGACACTCACCCAGATTGGTCAGGAGTTCTTCGTATCTGGGGTCTGGACCCCGAGAACTTCGCTGTCGTTGAGCCTGTCCTTTTCAATGTATGGGGAAACACCGAGGGTGCGTTGAACCGCCAATGGAAAGGCAGAGTCGTTCGTAAAGGGGCTAAAGAACGCGCCGATATAGACCATCTGATTCAAGAGATACGAAAGCATAAGCCGAGAGAAAGAAAGCCACTTATTGAAGGCGCGGCTAGTCTTGTTGTAGTTGCAGCGGATTGGCAAGTAGGAAAAAAAGATGGAGATGGACTTAAAGGTTTAGTTGGTCGCTGGCTCCAAGCCATTGATGATGTTGAAGCCCGATACAAAGAGTTGAAAAAGATGGGTAGACCTATCGAATCCATAACTGTCCTTTGCCTCGGTGATTTAGTTGAAGGTTGTGATGGACATTATGACATCCAAACTTTTACGGTGGAAGTTGATAGGCGAGATCAGGTAAAGATTGCTCGCCGCCTTCTACGAGATGCCCTTATCCGCTGGTCCAAGTTCGCTCCAGAAATCACAGTTGCCGCGATTGGTGGAAACCATGGCGAGAACCGTAAAAACGGAAAATCCTTTACTACCCTTAACGACAATGACGATGTAGCCCTTGTTGAGTCCGTTGCTGAAATCTTTGCGGCGAACCCAGAGGCATACGGACATATCAAGTTCGCCATTCCAACAGATGCCCTATCGCTGACAGTTGAAGCGGGAACAAAAATCATCGGAATTACTCACGGTCACCTGGCTCGCGCTGGGGCTGGAGTTGAAGCCAAGTTGCGCCGTTGGATTGCTGATCAGACACTCGGGCGTAATAAAATCGGTGACTGCGATATTTTGGTGACTGGTCACTATCATTCGCTCAAGATGGCAGATTGGGGTGGAGTCAAATGGCTCCAGGCTCCAGCATTAGACGGGGGAAGCGTATGGTGGAGTCAATCAACGGGGGAAACTGCGGATGTGGGAGTTCTGACATTTGTTGTGTCGGAGCGGGGGATAACAGACCTCCAACTACTTCAATGAATGACCCAAGAGACTTAGCCATGTATGCGGCTGAACTCGTCTCTGGAGACCGACAGGAGGCTTACGGGCATCCTTTAGATAACTTTACTAGGGCGGCTCAGATATGGTCTGCAATCCTGGGTATAGAGGTCACAGCCGAGCAGGTAAGTCTTTGCATGGTCGGAGTTAAGATCGCTAGAGAAGCACACATTACAAAACCCGATACAGTCGTAGACGGCATTGGATATTTTTTGACACTCGCCATGATTCGAGAGGAACGCGCTCGCCGAGAGAGTTCGTGATATGTTCAGATTTGAGAAAGCCCTTTGGTGACGGGGAAGCGCCAAGGGGCTTTTTTATTGCACAAAATAGCGATGCGATACACTTTAACCAATGTGCGCTAGTCGCCCCAGTTAGTCGTCTTACCTCCGTGTCCATGTGACCTTAGACGGTGTACTTGGGCTACCCATGCGCCGTCAAGGAGGAATAGATGGCTAAGTACCGTGTACTTCAGGGGATTGATTACCCACCAAACAAACGCGCCGAAATTGGCGATGTCGTAGAAGATTTACCAGCCACATCAGTCAAGTGGCTACTTGAGTCTGGCGCTATTGAGGATTCCTCTAAGCCAGCAAAAACAGTTGAAGAAACAAAGCCTGAAGTAATTGTTGAGCCAGCAGTCGAGGCTCCAGTTGAGGCTGATCAAGAAGAAGTCGCCTTTAACCCAGATGCCGAAGATGGCGATGGAGACGGGTTCCTTCAAGATGGAACAATCCACCAGCGCCCAGTCGAGGAGAAATAATGCCTACTTTCCGTCACGGTAAAAATGTTCAAATCTTCGTAGATGAGTTCGATTTCTCATCTTATTTTAATGATGTAAGCGCATCAACAATGGTTGAGACAGCCGAGACAAGTACATTTGGCTCAAGCGCCAAGGAGTACATCCCTGGTCTAAAAGATGGAACCGTATCTCTTTCAGGTATGTTCGAAGGAACTGACAATGTTGGTACCGATGATTATTTTGCAACAGTTCTTGGTGGGGCAACGAAGGAAAAAGTTATTGTTGCAACCGAAGGTCATTCCAATGGCGCTCGCGCCTTGATGCTTGAGTCCGATGCCACCTCATACGAGGTATCAGGAGCAATCGCAGATGTTGTCCAGGCAAGTGCCGAGTTCCAGTCAAATAATGGTGTAGATCACGGGGTTATCTTGTCCTCTGGTGCAGCCGTTAGCGCAACTGGAAGCGGAACAAGCGTGGACAATGCCGCAGCATCCACCAATGGTGGAGTCGCACATCTTTCCGTTCCGACTAATACCCGAAACGGAAATATCACCGTAAAGGTTCAGCAGTCAGCCGACAACTCAACCTTTACAGACTTGGTGACTTTCACCGCAGTTACATCAGCCCAAAAAATATCTTATCGGGTTGAAGTTGCGGCTGGAACATCAGTAGCAAGATACCTGCGCGTGAACTACACGGTTGCAGGTTCCACAGGTAGCGCCACCCCAATCGTGGCTTTTTCAAGGAGATAATAAATGCCTACATTTCGTC